CAGCGCGATCGGCAGACGGACGCTTACAGCCTCGAGGTCCAGAAGGACATCCTCGCGCGCAATCGCGAGATCGAGGCCGATGCGCGTCGGCGTGCGGGCGACCAGCAGAAGCTTCAAGATGAGATCGGCGCTGCGGACAACAAGAAGTTCCAAGAGGAGCTAGGCAAGCAGTTCGCCGACAATTACGGGCAGATCACGAAGGCTGGAAACGAGGCGCAACGCAAGATTGACCGGCTCAACGTCATGCAGGACATGCTTGGCCGCGTCTACACGGGCGCGGGCGGCAACCTTACGAAGGACCTCGTCAAGATCGGCGCCCTGATCGGCATTGAGGGCCTCGACGAGAAGGCCTCCGCCGCAGATGTCGCGGACAGCCTCATCAGTCAGATGGCGCTGACTTTCCGCTCAACGGCAAGCGGCGAGGGCATGCCTGGCGCGATGTCGGACGCAGACAGGCAGTTCCTGATGAGCATGCCGCCCGGCTTCGAGAAGACGCCGGGAGGTAACAAGGTCCTTATTGAGTTCTACAAGCGCGCCTACAAGCGCGACCAGCAAGTCGCCAAGATGGCGCGCGCCTATCGCGGCAAGAAGGGCGGCTTCTTCGACGACGGCTTCGAAGATGAGATGGCTTCATGGTACGAGGCCAACCCCCTCTTCAAGCCGGGCGAGCTTCAGCAGATGCTCGGCGCCCAGATCAATCCGGCTCACATCCAGAGGCTCAAGGCCAACCCGACGCCTGAAGAGAAGGCCCTCTTCGACGCGGCCTTCGGCGAGGGTGCCGCCGATCGCGCGCTGAAGGAGGGCAAGTAATGGCCGAGAACCCATACCTCAAAGACCAATGGGTCATCCCGAACCAGCCGGCAGGCGCGCAGGGTGCAAAGCCCGCGGCGCCATCAAAGAACCCTTACCTCAACACGCCGCAAGCGCCCAGCGTCATTGATACGCTGAAGGACGCAGCCTGGCAGGGTTATACCGGAACGATGGAGGGCCTCATCAAGTCCCCCGGCACGATCTTGGGCGACTTGCCGATGTGGCTGGGCAATGTCGGTCGAAAGGGCTACGACCGGATCATGCGCCTGAATGCCGAGGACAAGGGGCGCCCGGCTCCTGCTCCGACAGCTTTGTCAGACGAGCAACTTGCGCGCGCCATGCGCGAAAACCCGATCGGTTCAGAAAGCGTCCGCTCCCTATATCGCAACCAGCTCAATCTTGCCGATCCCAGCGCCCCGAAGACGAATGTTGGCCGCTACGCGCGCACGGCGGGTGAGTTCCTTGGCGGATCAATCCCGACCGGGGGCGCGAGTTCTCTCACCACCGCCGGTCAGACGGTCCTTGGTGGCCTCGCCTTCCAAGGCGCGCGCGATGCATTCCCTGAGAGCAGCGTCGCCCCGCTCGTCGCCGCTGTCGGAGCCCCGCTTCTTGTGCAGGGCATCGCCTCTGGCGCGAGTGCAATGGTGCCGCGCATCGACCCGAAGCGCGCCGCGCAGACGCGCTACTTGATGAGCCAGGGCGTGCCGGTCTATCCGGGTCAGGCCGCGAGCAACCCGTTCATTCAGAACTTGTGGGACATGTCGCGAAAAACGAGCCTCTTCGGCAATCAGGCCGCAGAGAAGCAGGCTGCTGCCTTCACGCGCGCAGCCGCTCGCACGATGGGCGCCAACACCGACGACATTACGCAGAGTGTTCTCGACAGCACGCAGCGCCGTTTGGGCGGCAAGCTCGAGAGCCTCTACAAGAACGCCATCGTCCCCGCAGACGATGAGCTTATAAACGCCTTGGCCGGCATCGACGACGAGGCGGCGAGGGCTCTCCAGCCGGCACAGAGGGGATACATTCAATCGGCTCTGAACGAGGCCGTTGACGTCCTCGCGAAGCACCCGAATGGCGTCCCTGGCGACGTGTTCTGGAACATGATCATGCGCAACTCCAAGAGCGCTCTCAGCAACGCCCTTGACAGCACGGACCCAAAGGTCGCTGCGTTCGGCAGGGCCATGCGCGACGCCATGGAGGATAGTCTCTCGCGCAATTCGCCGAGCGGCATCCAGCCAGCGATCTCGCAGGCGAAGGGCCAGTATCGGAATATGATGATCCTGAAGCGTCCAGCCCAACTCAGCGGCACGGACGAGATCTCTCCGGGCGGATTGCTCAATCGCGTTGTCAACGAGACGGGCGGCGTGCGCGGCACACTGGGGGCCCTCGGCAAGGCGGGCAAAAACGTCCTCAAGCCCGTACCATCGTCGGGAACGGCTGAACGTCTTCTTGGCGCCGGCCTTGTGAGCAGTGCCGGCGGAACCATGGCTGGTCTTGCTGCTGGCACCGCCGGCCTTCCTGCGGCTGGAGGCGCGGCTTTGGCGGCGTCAATCCCGATGGGGACGAGGGGGCTGCTCGAGAGCCAGACCCTCATGCGGATGATGCTCCAGAAAGCCGCCGACAGAGCCCGCGCCATGCAGGGCGCACGACCTGCCCCGGCAGGCCTCGCACCGCCTGTCGGCGCTGGCATTCAGGCAGTTGGCGCAATGCAGCGGCCTCCTATCCCCGTCCAGCCTGGGCTTCTCGCGTATTGATCTCCAGACCATCATTGCAAGATTGAAGATGGCGGCGGCGACGGCATCGGTCACGGTCTACACCTCGGAAAAAAAAACATGAGCGTCAAGAACTGGTCCACGACGGCGGGCTCCAACGCCAGCGTCGATAGTATCAATTTTGCCGAGGGCCAGACACCCTCATCGGTCAACAATTCCGCGCGCGCCCTCATGGCGGACGTCAAGGAGTGGTATGACCAGATCACGGCGGGCACCATATCCGGCACGGTCGGCGGAACGGCGGACGCCGTCACACTGACCACGACGCCCACGGTCGGCGCCTACGCGACGAACCAGCGTTACCTCTTCAAGGCGGGCGCGGCCAACACGGTCTCGAACCCGACCCTCAACGTCTCCAGCCTCGGCACGAAGACGATCGTCGCGCAGGGCGGCGGCGCACTGCCCGTCCCGGCCTGGGCCACGGGCGACATGGTCCTCGTCGCCTACGACGGCACGAACATGATGCTCGTCGGCACGACGTCCTATGTCGGATCTGCGTCGGGCATCCTGCGCAACGCGCAGACGGGCACGACCTACACCGTCCTCACGAGCGACCGCGGCAAGTGGATCACGTACGCCAACGGCAGCGCCGTCGCCGTCACGTTGCCGCAAGCGAACAGCACGACCTTCGGCGCCGGCTGGTATTCCTGGCACGAGAACATCGGCGCCGGGACCGTCACGATTACGCCCACGACGAGCAACATCAACGGCGCCGGCGGTACGGCCCTCGTCCTGCGCACGGGCGAGTGGGCCCTCATCCAGAGCGACAACACGAACTATCGCGCGGTCACGAATGGCCGCGTCACGGGCCTCCCCTCCGCTCGGGAGACGGGAACGCGCGGCCTTCCGGTCGCCACGCAAGACGCGGACTACACGTTCGCGATCGGCGACGAGGGCGGCATCATCCGCCACGCGAGCGCCTCCACGCACACCTACACGATCCCGGCAAATGGGACCGTCGCCTTCCCCGTAGGCACGGCCATCACGGTCATCAACGAGCCGGGCGCGGGCGCCATCACCCTCGCCATCACGACCGACACGCTCAATCGCGGTGACGGCATTGCGGGGACGGGCAGTCGCACGATCGCTGCATCGAGCCTTGTGACGATCGTCAAGACGGCGGCGACGACGTGGATGGTATCGGGAGCCTACACATGACGGGCATCCACCAAGCCATAGCCGGGTCCAGCCGCCTTTTGTCCGTTCCGAAGATCGAAAGCTTCAAGACTTTCGAGTCATCTGGGGCTGACGGCATCATTGTTGAGTTGCCATCCGGCATCGTCGCTGGACGACACTTAATCGGCGCCGTCGCAATTGATACAGGGAACGCTGGAGATATTGGCACTTTGAGCGTTGGCGGGTTCGCAGTGACCGGGCGCACAAACCAATCCGCTGGGGACTTCAATCAACTCAAGATGGCCGTTTTCAGACGCACTTTGACTGGCAGTGAAACTGGCGACAGCAACGCACTTACAGGCGACATCCCGGGCTCATCCGTCAGATATGTCGGGTTCATGGCCGTTGTTTCTGGGGTCGATGCCGCACAGCCATTTTCCTCGGCGGCAGGTCTCGCATCATCAAGCGTGTCAGGGACATCGCTTGCGCCTGGCACGTTGGCGCCGGACTGGGGAAGCGCAGCGCCAAGTCTTTTCTATAGCATCTTCGCGTATGACGCGACGACAGAGCTGTCTGGCTACCCGACGTCAAATACGCCAGCGTTCACGATTTCGTATCCAGACGACTACACGATTGAGCGCAACACCGTTTCGACGAGCAACAATCGCCTCGGCATTTCAGTCTGCATGCTCCGCGCAGTCGCGTCGTCTCAAACCCCGGCGTCAATGGTGCGGAGCCTCGCCGTTCCTCGGAGAGTTTCACACTTGCGCGCGATAAGGGGAGGTTAGCTTATGCTCAACGATCGAAGCCTTCGCGCCCTCAAGGGCGTTCACCCGGATCTGGTCAAGGTCGTCAAGCGCGCCGCCACCCTGTCCCCGACGCCCTTCATCATCACGGAGGGCCTGCGCACGCTGGCGCGCCAGAAAGAACTGGTCGCCAAGGGCGCATCCAAGACCATGAACTCGCGCCACCTGACGGGCCACGCCATCGACTTCGTTCCCGTCGTGGGCGGCAAGATCACGTGGAAGTGGCCTGCGTTCAAGCCGGTGGCGGATGCGTTCAAGGCCGCTTCAAAAGAGTTGAAGGTTCCGATCGTCTGGGGCGGCGATTGGAAGACATTCAAAGACGGGCCACACATTGAACTGAACAGGAGGGCGTATCCGTGACGGCAGACGAATTGCAGCGCGCGTTTTGGGAACTCAAGGGGCGTTTTGAATTGCTCACGGAAAACGTTGAGGACCTCTCGCGCCAGGTCCGGTCTCTCAACGAGGCCATCGCCCACTCAAAGGGGACGGTCACGGTGTTGTTTTGGTTGCCGAGCGTTGTCGGCTCCCTCGTCGCCGTCTTCGGGACGCTCGGGGCCAGAATTGTTTTTGGTGCGTCGTAACGAAAAGGAGCGAGCTTATGACTAAATACTTCCCCCTCATCATCGACGGCATCGTCGGCCTGCTCAACGTATTCCCAGGCTTCAAGACGAAGATCGCCGCAATCGCTGCCGCCATCAGTGCCCTCATCGTCGCCGTATCGGCGGCATTGAGCGCGTTCGGGTCCGGCTTCGAGATCCCGTACCTCAACGAGATCAACGCACTGTTGATCGCGCTAACCGCTGCGGGGGCTGCAAATCAGCCACGCAATACGCCGCCGGCGTCGTAAGCAGATGTCGCTCAGGATTGCCGCCACCCTGATCGGCCTCGCCCTCGTCGCGTACGTGGGCTGGCTCGCGAACGGCTGGCGACTACAGGCTGAGAGGGTCCCGGCCCTCTCTGCCACCCTGAGAGCTGAGGCGATGGCCCGGAAGGACGCGGAACTTAGGGTTGACGTTGCCAAGGCTGAGATCATCGCGCTCCGCCTCAACGCGATGGAGAGCAGCTCCCGCGAGGTGACACGCGACCGGGTCAAGAGGGTAATCGAGTATGTGCCGAAGATGGTTGATTGTGATCTGCCTGACGAGCCTGTCGGCGTGCTCAACGCCGCGCGATCCGGCTTGCCCGGCGATCCCTGACGCCCTCACGGCCCCCGAGCCGCCGCTGGCGAGGCCGGACGACCTGAAGGCGCCGCTCAGTCAGCGCGATGCATTCGTGGCGTGGATGGAGGACATCCGGCGCTTCAACGTGTTGCGCGAGCGCCACGCAATGCTGGCCGACGCTGCACTTTCGTGCGGACGGCCTCGGACGCCGTCGTAAGCACGGCCAGACGCGCGGCGAGGATGTCGGCGATTCTCTCCCAGACCTGCGGCGGGATCTGCGCCTCGCCGGCAATGTAGCGCCGCATCTGACGCGGCAGGACGTCTACGGCGTGCGCGAGCTGCGTCTGCCACGTCACGCCGTAGCATGCCTTTCCGGCCTTAATCAGGATCTCGATGTCATCCATCAGAACGGCTCTCGCTCGTTTACGGGTGCGGGATTGATGTGGGCCTCGACCTCAGCCGCGCTCCCTGAATACATCTGGGACATTGTCCGCAGGGTCGGGACGTCAACGCTCTTCAATCGCAGATCCTCCATCCACTGAATGAAGCTTTGGATCATCTCCGACCGCTCCCGCCAATCTTGAGCCAGCTCCGAGAGCTGGTTGTTCATGTCATTCCTCATCGGCCTTCTCCACTGGGACGTAAACGGTGTGAGCAAAATCAATCCAGTACATCCTGCCCCCCGGGTGCGTGCCGGGCCCTCGCACGATAAAATCGTCTGCGTCGCCGAGCGGAATGTCGAGCGCCAAAGCCTCTAGGTCAGGCTTGCCGACTGTCTTGGCGTAGCAGTCCCCGAAATGACCGGGGACGGCATCGACGATCTCGGTGCGGTAGCAGTCCTGCATGCGCTCCAGCATCTCTGGCTTCGATAAGGCCCACTGAATGCGAGCCTCCGGGTCGATCTTTGTGCTGTGGTGCAGAACCACGAAATAGTAGCCTGCCGATTTGTTTTGCGTACTCATCTTTGCCTCCTCGCCGGAGCCTCACGCCGCCGGTGTACACCAAGGTATGTCTGACCTCGAGTAAGGTCAAGAGGGGGCGGCAGATTATTTGCGCGAAGTGACGCAGGACGTGGTCGGGTGGTACATTGTACCAGCGGTCACTACCCTTTGAGGCCGAAAAACCGCTGAAAATATGGTGGGCGCTGCTGGGATTGAACCAGCGACCCCTACCGTGTGAAGGACGCCCCGATCAAGCTTTCCGCCAATTTTTGGCGCAATCGTTGCCTCGTCGGTCCACGACCGTTCTGGTGCCGTTCCCAGCTGCTGGTACATTGTACCACCGCGCGCTACCTCTCCAGACGTCTCGTCGCCTGCGCCAGCGCCTGCGCCGTGTGACGCGCATAGACGCGTTCCGTCACGAGCGACGACGAGTGGCCCAGGAGCTGACTCACGACCGTGAGCGGCACGCCCTCATCGAGCAGGATCGTCGCCACGGAATGACGGATCGTGTGCGGGACGACGTCCGGTCCCAGCCCGGCACGATCGCACGCCGTCCTGAACCCCCTCCGGATGGACGCGACCGGCCTCCCATCGTAGGCCACGACGTGGTCGCAAACCCTCTCAGAGGCCCGCAGAGACTCGATCAGGGTCCGGGGCAGGGGTAGTACCCGAGGAGCCCCCTTCGCCCGCCTGCGAGTCTCTAATCGAATCTCCCCGCGTCTCAGGTCCACGTCGGCCCATTTCAGGGCGAGGACCCTCCCCACGCGCAGGCCCGTCCCGGCCAGGATCTCGACCGCGAGGCGTACGTGAGGCTCCTCGCAGGCCTCGACCAGCCTCGACAGCTCCTCGCGGCTCAATTTCCGCTCTCGCGGCCTGCCCGGCGGCGGCAGGGAAATGAGAGGCGCCCGAGATCCCCCCGATCGCTCATGCCGGCGCAATGCCGCGCGCAGGATGCCGAGCTGCCGGCGGATCGTCTCGTCGGAGATCCCGGCAGCGCGACGGCGCGAGACGAAGACGTCCACGTCGTGCTGGTCGATTGCCTCCCGATCGTCGAAGAAGCCGCTGGCGGTCGCCCACTGATGACGGGCCGTCCTGGCGCTAGGCGCCCCTTGCTCCTCGAGCCAGCGGATGTAGGACGTTACGATCCCTCCGATGCGCTGTCCGCGTCCAGCATCCACTCGCTCCTGACTTGCGACCCATCGCGCCGCTTCAACGTGACGGTCAGGCTCACGAAGGGATTTGAGGGGGTGCCGGACGCGCTTGCCGTCTGCGCCACGCCAGATAACGCAAGGGCGCCCGCGATGCGTTCCAAGTCTGAACGTTCCCATCTCACCACCTCGTCGATCGAGACGAGATAGTTCCGCCCGGTGCGCGTCGCGCGCAAGCCGCTTCGAATGTGCGCTCGCACCGTACTCGCGGGACACTTCCAGCGTCTCGCGACGTCCTTCACGGTGAGCATTCTCATGACATCCGGACCTCTGTTGGTTCCTCGCAGAAGACGCCGCACTCGAAATTCATTTCCATCTGCCCGCCCTCCGTTGCCGGTAGTTCGTCCAAATAAATTCGCTCACCTCTATGGCGTGCCAGCATTGCACCCAAGCGGCGCGACTGTTTCGCGCGCTCCGTAAACACGTCGGGGAAGGTGCGCCTAACAAGATTCTAATACGCGGGACTTGTAGCCTTCACGCAGCCTATGCAATTCGCGTTTGGGTAGCCCAAGCTGTAAATGGCGGGGGGCCTGATTCCAGCCTCCCGCAGCACTGCAAGGCAGTCTGCCTTTCGCAATCCGGCATCAATTAAAACTGGCAATACATTGCTGCGCTCAGTCTGCACAAACCGCTCATGACGGTGCCGCTCATCAACCGTGAACCCCAAGACGTGCCAGGCCACTGGATTGCTTTTTTCCCAATGCCGCCTAGCTTCTTTCTTCAGCTCAACGGTACACGGCGCGCCGTAAGGCGACGACATAAAGCGACGCTTGTCCCACACCTCGCGCGCTGATGTTGATGGGTATTCCGGGTTGACTGCGGTTTCTATTGCAACGCCCACCCACTTCTGTACGTCCGCCAAAAACCGTCGATTGTCAGGGTGTTCCTCCAGTACCGGCGAATTGACGACGCGCACGCGCTCAGAACCGTACTTCTCTACGGTCAACTTCGCCGCCACGGCGCTCGCAGCGCCACAGGAAAACCAAACGACAATGGCGTCGGTCATGACATTCGGGCCTCTTTCATCTCAGCCAACACAATCCTGTAAGCCTCTCGCTCAGCGTCTTCGCGCGACATGCCGCCGTCGTACTCCATAATAGCGGCACGCTCCTCGAAGCGGTCGTACCAAGGGTGCGACCAGCCGCGCGTGCGGTAGCGGATGACGACAGGGTGAGGGTTTTCGTCATTGTAAATCACCCCCACCTGTACAAAGGCACCATGCACGCATGGCTCTTCTTGGACTTCGCGTTGCGCCACTCGCCCGTGCGGACAATGATGCCCCTCTTCGCCAGCGACATGCCGAAGGCGCCCCAGGCATTGGGATGCGCCGGCTCCGGCAGACCCGCCGCTACAAGCACCTGGCGAAGGTCCTCCATCGCGAACGTCTCAAAGAGCTGCGCGCGAACGGACCACCCGTCGCGCACGCTTATAGCCATCGCCAAGGCGGCATCGCTCCATTTCGGTCGATCGACGAGCGCCATCCCCTCGTCACGCAGACGCTTGGACTCGATCAGGTCGAGGATCGGTAAGCTGTTCATGGTCACCCTCTCATCCGGTCAACGTGGACGGCCTGCGCGCGCAGCGAACTCTCCAGCGAGCGCAAAAAGTCGAGCTTTGTGACGAGCGCCTGCCATCGCAGTTTTGAGGCAAGCGCCGTTCGCTTGGCGCCGGCGAGGGCCTCTGCGGCCTCAAGCGCGTCCTTGCTGGATCGAGCCTCGGCCCGCTTCATCTCAAGCGGACCGGGCCCATCGCGCAAAGCGAGCATGGCACGATCGATGGCGTTGTCCGCCGCGATCTCAGCCAGGTCGGCGACGTAGGCGTCCGACGCATACTGGTCAGCCGCCGCCGTCATCTCAGCGTAGATCTCGTCCGGGTCTACGCGCCCGATCTCCCGATTGACCAGCCTCAAAACACATCCTCCTCGTCGTGATGCGCGAGGCTGGCGCCGATGCGCTCCGCGTACTCGGGCGAGCGCATGATGACGGTCTTGATGCCGGCGCTGAGAGCGTTGAACGTATCCACGTCGAAGCGGTCGGCCTCGAGCGAGAAATAGGTTGTAGGATTGACGGGCTCCGGCGCCGGGACGCCCTTCGGGATCGGGCCGATGCCGTCCGTGTTGGCGTAGACCTTATCGCCGCGCGCCGAGTGCGAGACGATGAGCGAGCAGGCCTTCCCGAGGACGCTCTTCAAGTCGAACGTGGACAGCTCTGCATCCGAGAACTTCTTCCCGCGCCAGCCTTCCAAATGCTTGCGCAGCGTGCTCTTCTCATTGCTCGAGAACGTGTACCGCTGCGAGTGCAGGAACGGCTTTCCGTTGTCCATGACCTCGGCGGGCAACTCCCACACAATCATGATCTTGCGCTGGAGCTTGCTCGTCCCCTGCCAGTCCACGGTCTGTGTCCCGAGGTCGATGACGCGGACGCATACCGCGATATGGGTCCCGGCTGGCGCCGGCGTAAAATCGGTCGAGTTTGTTTTCGGTAAAAACATTTAGAATACCTCCATTGCGTGCTTTTTAGTTTCGTCGTTCCAGTAGAAGCTTTCGAAGTTGGGTGAGAAGAACTCCGCGACCTCTTCCCGTGTCGCTGAGTAGTAGAGAACCTTGCGGACGGCCCTTGCCGTGCGAACGAGCGACTGGAGCGCGGCCTCGCTCTCTGCGGGACTAATCGGGTAGACCGCGAACTTCTTCGTCGTGACGTAGACGAGGCTCGACGGCTTGCCCGTCGCTGCCGTGTAGAGCGCGACCTGGCGCACATGATCCTGACGCGGTGCGCTCGGAAGGCGGTGCGTCGTCTTGAGGTCGATGACGCCGTCCTCGAACTCCCAGTCGAGATAGCCCACGATCGGGACCTCGATCCCGTCCACGCGATGCTCGACCTTTTTCTGTCGCGCGATCGGCTTGCCGAACTGGCTGACAGCGGCAGCGGCCTGCTCAAGCATCGGCCTGATCGCCCGGCGCTCGTCGCTGTCGGCGTCACCGTAGTTTAAGCTGAAGTTCTGCTGCGCGACAGCCTCGGCGACGGGCAGCGGCTGGCCGCCCAGAAGATGCTCAACGCCAGCCTCAACGGCAGTCCCGCGATGGGCGGCATCGCCAACGTCGTCGCGGACCTTCCAGAGGTATTTCAGCGTCCAGAAGGCCGGCTCGGCGGCGAAGAGGTTGAGCGAGGACGGGCTCAGGTGGCCGATCCCGTGATACTTGAATGGATCGCCCCTCATGATTTCACCCTCAAGATGTTATCGGCGACGGCCCGGAAGAGGCGGTCGATCGTGTCGTGCGGCATTCCCATCGCGCGAAGCTTGTCGCGCGCGTTCGTGTCCGTGATGTCGCCACGTGTATACTGAACGAGTACACTCTGAATACTTTTTTGCCGGTCAACCAGCGTTTTGAGCGTCATGGCAAGGTTCCCTTAAAGACGACGTTCTTCAGATCGTAGATGGTCCGCTCTGGCGGTGGCTCGATCTGCTTGCGCCCGTCCAGCCAGCCGCCGTGCGCGCCCACGATCCACGCAAATGCGGTCAAGTAGGCCGCGACCACTCTCATCTCGTTGAGGGTCATTCTGCGGCCCCCTGCACGTGTTCGTACAATTTCCAAGCGTCTTGAATGAGGCCGAAGACCTCCTGCTTCAGGCGCTCGGCCTCGCCCTCGGGGATCGATCGCGGCATGCGCCGCACCGCCTCGCTCAACGTCCAGATGTCGGCGCGTGCGCGGAACAGATCGTGCTCAAATCTCTCGCGCGGCGAGAGGGCCTCCAGATCAGCAATGTACATCGTGTTCACTCCCGGTGTTCGCTATGGGCGCAATAAGGCGCACCTGACTGCGCGCGTAATCGTTCCAAGGGTACCATGAGGGCCAGCGCATATAGAACGCCGTGCGCGCATCCGGCGCCTCAACCACGGCTGCATCCCAGCCGTCGATGTGTGCGTCGTAATCGTAATCCCGGTAAAAGACCTCGAACTGCATGACGATTGCCTCCATCAAATGACCCAGTCCGAGGTCAAGATGGATTCACACTATGGCGTTGTCAAGTGTGCAGCGTCGAGTGTGCAGATTTATTTTTTAGAGGGGTTCGTAAACGATCGCGCCGACGACGCGGTGCGTAATCCGCACCTCCTCGCCTTTCTTGGAGACGGGTAGGGGATCCTGATGCTCGGGCCGCGTCGAGAGGGGCCATAGCTCAAGACCGCCCGGCCCGGATCGAAGCTCTTTGCACGATGCCTCGACCTCATCATGCCGATAACGCTGGACAATGACACGCTCGCCGGGCCTCGGGTCCCGACCGATGTCGTTGTAAGAGACGGCGAGGAGGACGCTGCCGGCGGGATAGACCCGGTCCATGCTATGACCGTGCAGATCAAAGGCGACGACGGGCATTGAACGCCAGGCCGGCGGGGCGACATACGGGACCGATCGCGCCTCATCCGCCTCGCGCTGCTGGGCCGGGCGCCAGTGGCCCGCCTGGACAGATCCGACGATCGGAATACTCGTCTGGGCGCGCCGTTTATCGCTGGGCGAGACCTCACGGCCCGTCAGGGCCATCATCACCTCTCTGTGCGTGATGGGTGGATGCCCCTGACCCTGCAAGGCCTCCGCGAACTTGAGCGCGACCTCGAGATCCAGTGTCTCAGCGATCTGCGCAAGGTGTCTCTGCACCCCCGATCCGTGCGCGTACCCGACGCGCCGCGCCAGCTCGCGCAGGCTCATATCCGCGCGCTGCATCAGAACCCGAAGTTTAAACCCGGCGCTACTTTTAGACGTCGTCATCCTAGCCTCTCGGGTTAGAACGTAATCGCCAGCACCTTAACAAATCAACCGCCTTGACGCGCACACTGTGTGCACACACTCTGGTCTCTCATCGTTAACACGGACCGGAGGATAAAAATTGCTCAATCTCATGTGCTGCAAGACTGAAACGAGGCAGGCGATCGAGGACGTGCTGTGGTGGCACGCCGCGACAGGCAATCCCGTCTCCTGGCGCGAGGTCACCGAGAAGGGGCCAAACGGCAGACTGAGCCGCGTCGCGCGCATCAGCCGCGTTCGCGGGGACATCATACGCGCCCTGCGCTATCGCTGCGGCTGGGAATACCTAAAAATCGCGCGCGCCTTCGAGATTGATCATACGACGGCGGTGCATCATGCGTTCGCCAAGGCCGCAACGCGACCGATCAATGCGACCAGCTATGCGCCCCGAAAGAAGCGGGGACATAACGAAATCCCTTGCACCTGCAACGCTTCGCGACACGCTCCGGAGGCGCAGCATGCCGCGGAATAAGTACAACGCGAAGAAGACGATCGTCGATGGTATCACCTTCGACTCGAAGAAAGAGGCCGCGCGCTACATCGAACTGAAACTGCTCGAGAAGCGGGGACACATCAAGAACCTCGAGCGTCAAGTGCGCGTGGACGTCACGCACGACGGCCACCTCCTTTTCTGGTGGAAGGCCGACTTCGTTTATTTCGAAAATGGCAAGCGCATTTACGAGGACGTGAAGGGTTTCGAGACGCCCGTCTGGCGCCTCAAGAAAAAAATCCTCCGCGCAATGCTGAATATCCACGTCCGTCAGACCTGACAGGGGTTGCCATTAGTGGCGATGACGGGAATCAATCGAATGTTTCAAACAGATGTTTAAGGAGGTGCACCATGATGAAAATAAACAGCTTGACGGGCGAGGCGATCTCTGAAAGCGTTGGCGTCGGGTCTCAAAAGCCCACAAACAGCGGACGCCGCCCCGAAAGCAATGCGGCTATTTTTGCGCCCAGAGCGCAGGAAGATAACGAGTTACCCGCGATGGCGGGGGTGCGGCGAGATAAGGGTCGCGAGACCGCGAATAAGCCCGGGCATCTGTTTGTGCCTTTTGAGCCCCCGCCGCCAGCGGGGTGTTCCCCTGACGGTGCCATCCAACCGTCAGGGAGAACCCCCATGAGCTACCTCAATCGTATCAACCGCCTGGAGCTTGCCGTCGAGCAGGCCCTCGCCATCCTCGCCACGGCCCAGGCCGGCATGGACGAGCGAAGCGCCATCGTCGTGGACGGCGTCAGCGTCATCCTCAACACAGGCCTCGGTGCCGGCATCCGCGATGCCGAGGCCGTGGCCGTCGGTGCGGAGGGCGTGGCATGAGCCAGTGGGACGCCATGCGCCGCGAGTTGGACGCAAGACAGGACGCTTCTTGCGTTCAGTTGGTCATCGGTGAGCACGCGCATGAGCGCGAGAAGGCCCTGCTCTCCATAAACATCCAAAACATGCTCAAGGGCCTCATGCTGGAAACGGAGGCGACCGATGACGTCAGCTAGGGAGATTGTCATTGGCCTCGGCGGTCGCTGGGTCAGGTCGGGCGGAACCGTCCGCTGCCCGGCCCACGAAGACCGCTCGCCGAGCCTGTCGGTCTCGCAGACGCGCGACGGCAGGCCGCTCGTCTTTTGCCACGCAGGATGCTCGCAGCGGGACGTCATCGACGCCCTGCGCGCGCGCAACCTCTGGACGGGAGAGGCGCGTCCAGACCCGAGCTATCCGGGTCGGGTAACGTTACCGCACGACGGCATCGTCCAGTCTGACGACCGCGTGAGAATGGAGATGGCGCGTTCCATTTGGAACGCTGCCCATCCGATCGGCGGGACGCTCGGCGAGGCCTACCTACTGAGCCGCGCGATCAAGAGGCCCATCATTGGATGGCCAGATGCCCTTCGCTTCGCGCCGGCGATCCTGCACGCCCCTTCCAAGTCCGTCTTGCCGGCCATGATCGCCGCCGTGACGGACGGGGCAGGGACCGTCACCGCCATCCAGAGGACCTACCTCGACCATGGCGGCGAAAAGAAGGCCGACGTCAAGCCCGCGAAGATGACGATCGGCCCGATGGGCAATGGCGCCGTGCGCCTTGGTCGCCAGCCGCGGTCAATGATGGGCATCGCCGAGGGCGTCGAGACGGCCCTCTCCGCGTCCCAGCTCTACCACATCCCCGTCTGGGCGACGCTCGCTGCCAATCGCCTTGGAAAGCTGCACATCCCGAAAAGCGTCGAGAGCCTCATTATTTTTGCGGATGCCGGCGAGGTCGGGATGGAGGCCGCTTTCGATGCCGCCGACACCTACGAGCGGCCCGGCCTCAGGGTCGATGTCATGCCACCCAACGTGCACCACAAGGGGCAATACAGCGACTTCAACGACGTCATCCAAGAGAGGCAACGCGCATGAGCAACGTCTACACAATGGGAGGGGACAGGATCACGCCGATCGGGGATGACAAGTTCGACTTTGACGCCTTCGACGGCAAGGAGACGCCGCGAGACTGGATTGTCCCCGGCGTCCTGACAAGGAACTCCTCCACCATCTTCGCTGGCGACGGAGGCCTCGGCAAGAGCCTCCTCATGCTCCAGCTCCAGGTCGCCCTGGCGCTCGGCCAGCCGTGGATCGGTGTCGATACAACCAACCGATCCGTGAGGTCGCTCGGATTGTATTGCGAGGACGACCCGGAGGAGATCAATCGCCGCTTGAGGGCTATTTGTAACTACTACGGCTGCACCTATAGTCACTTGAAGGACAGCATGACCATCCTCAGCCGGGTCGGGGGCAACAACACCCTCATGCGCTTTGACCGCAAGACCAGCATCGGGGCCGTGACCGACCTCTATCGCCAGATCGAGCAGATCGTCGAGGCAGAGCAGATCGAGGTCCTCATCATCGACACGGCAGCAGACACGTTCTCGGGCCTGGAGATCGATCGTGAGCAGGTGCGGACCTTTGTCCAAAGGTTGCGCGCCCTGATGGAGCCCACGCGCGGCAACGTCATCATCACGCAGCACCCATCCGTCGAGGGGATGAAGTCGGGGACCGGCCTGTCCGGGTCAACGGCCTGGAACAACTCCGTCCGCTCGCGCATGTACCTCACCTCAGTCAAAAAATACGACGAGGAGGGCGACGAGATGCCCACGAATGAGCGGTCCCTCAAGTTCATGAAGTCGAACTACGGCCCCAAGGGGGAAAAACTGCGCATTGTCTGGGACGAGGGCGTCTTCAAGCCGGCGAGCGAGGCGCCGGGCAGCGTCATGTCGGACGAGGAGCTGAGGGAGAGGATGATCGACGCGGCATGCACGCTCATCCGCCGCGGCTTTACCCTCTCCAAGGACCCACAGGCCAAGACGCACCTGGCCCACCAGTTGCGTGCCCACGACGCCATGTGGAAGGCTCTACCGAGTGGTAGGCTGATCGACATGTGCCAGTCGCTGGTCGATGCGGGACAGTTCGAGGTCGTCTCGGTCAGGACCGCGGACCGCAAGACGCGCCTCTGCATCAGGCCGAACTGGCTGCGCTACGAGCAGGAAAATGGGGTCGGGTCATGAGGTGCGCCAACCCCGCGTCAACCCCGCGCCAACCCCTCCAGCCCCTCTCCGAGACCCCCTCAGAGACCCGTCGGGAAGCCCGTCGAAGGCCCCCCGAAAAACCGCCAAAAAAACGACGTGTGCGCCAAGGTGCGCCAACCCTGCGCCAACCCTGCGCCAACCCCCCGACAACCCCGCTCTGCCCCCCCCAATTTTGGTTTCCCCCCTAGAACCCCCCTTCCAAAAAAAAAAAAAACAAAAAAAACAAAAAAAGATTTTGGGAGGTTCTGGAGCCTTACCTTCGAGTTCTCCGGTTCAAGTACGTGGATTAAGAAAAAGGATCAGTCACCCATGCCTTCACGACCGAGGTCTACGACCAAGCGACCCAAGCGCACACCCGAGGTGTTCGAGACCGTGAACACCTACCGCGCCACGCACGACGAATTCGAGGTTGAGCGCCTCGATCCCAACAACCTCCGCGCGAAGCGGGTCCGGGTCCGCACCCCTGACCGCCTCGCGAAGTACCTCCGCCTGCGCTCCATCACGCCGGAGCAGCACCAGGCTGGCGACCTGCTTCGGACGCTCTGGGACCGCGCTTTTGGGTCCCGTGGCTTTGCAAGGGCCTCTGGAGCCTCTCTGGAGCGCGTAGACGGGCGAAAAGGGGTCGAGGGGTATCAGGGTAGCGGCGACGCGCTTCGCCTGCGTACGGCCCTCCTAGAGGCTTCTGTGAGGCCCTACGCAGATCTGCTGATTTCCGTGTGTGTGTTCGATGAGGGCGTAAACTGCACCCGGCGCCTGCGGAAGGCTCTCACCGCCCTCGCGGTCCATTTTGGAATTATCAGGTTATCCCCAAGACAGGCGAACACTCAACTGGACACTCAGCGGGGTCGGAGGTAGTGTTCCGCGCACTGTGGGTTTCCTCCTGTTTCAGTGATTTGGACGGCTTCTCCACCCTTGGCCCACGCCTAAATCACTGAAGCCACCTTAGGCCCGGCGGAAACTCCGGGCTTTTTTTGTCAACGATTTGAGTGATTTGAAAATGGCTGGAGTTGCTGGACGGTCCGGACGCAGGGCTGAGAGCCCATTTCGGGACGCGCTCCGGCTCGCCCTGACGCGTCGCGACACCGACAAGGGCAAGGCACTCGTCAATCTCGCGAACCGTCTCATCGACAAGGCCGAGGAGGGTGACCTTCAGGCTATTCAGGAAATTGCGAACCGCCTCGACGGCAAGCCGGCGCAGCAATTGGTCCATGAGGGTGGCGACGAGCCGATCCGCATTGTGGCCGTCTGGGGTGCGGTGTCAGATCCTGACCGCCCGCCGCCAGTTGATCCCGGCCCCTTGATGATTTCAGAGGACGATGGGGCTTGATGATGGCGAAGAGGCAAGAGCTGTCCTTGAAGGAGCGGTTCGAGGAAAAAGTTTACGCGGACCCGAATAGTGGTTGCTTTCTCTGGGGCGGTGCCGTGTACAGAAAGGGCTACGGCAAGTTCTGCGTAGAGGGGAAATTGCGTAGTGCTCACCGCGTGGCTTGGAAGCTGTACAACGGCCCGATACCTGATGACCTCCACGTCCTTCACAAATGCGATAACCCTGTCTGTGTGAACCCTGCTCACCTGTTCCTCGGGACAAACGCTGATAACATGCGCGATAAGGATGAGAAGGGTCGCACCCCCAAAGGCGAAAAGCACGGAAGCGCGAAGCTAACAGAGGATGCCGTCCTTGACATCCGAACGAGGCGGATGTCGCAAGTGGCTTTCGCGCGCCTTTACGGTGTTTCACCGCAGGCAATTCACTCCATCCAGCATGGAAAGAGCTGGGCCCACCTCTCGAAGGCCGCTGCATGACCGAGGAGGTTGTGCGGGTTATTATACCGTACACGCCGCGCCATCAGTTTCTACCCCTTCACGATCGAAAGACGCGCTGGTCTGTCTGCGTGGCCCATCGTCGCGCTGGCAAGACGGTCGCAACCTTGAATGACCTGATCCGCGCCGCGTGGATGTGCCAGAAGCCGGAGCCTCGCTTTGCGTATGTCGCGCCAACGTACGCTCAGGCCAAGGACGTCGCCTGGGCCTACCTCAAGAGATTTACGGCGCCAATCCCCGGCACGATCGCAAGCGAAAGCGAACTCCGCGTAGACCTTCCCAACGGCGCCCGCATACGCCTGTACGGCGCTGACAATTACGATCGCATGCGCGGTTTATATCTCGACGGCGTCGTGCTGGACGAATTCGGCGATATTGATCCTCGCGCCTGGTCCGAGGTGATCCGGCCATCTCTGTCCGATCGGCAGGGTTGGGCCGTCTTTATCGGCACCCCTCGCGGGCAGAACCACTTTGGAGATCTTTGGGCTACAGCCACCAGCGACCCGGCGTGGACGGCGATCAGGCTGCCGGCGAGCCAGACGGGCCTCTTGCCTGAAGAGGAATTGAGCGACGCACGCCGCGCGATGAGCCCGGCGCAGTACGCCGCCGAGTACGAGTGCAGCTTCGATGCGCCCGTGGTTGGTTCCTACTACGGTGAATTGATCGAGGAGGCCGCTCGAGACGGTCGCATCTGCAACGTGCCGATCGAGCGCGGGCACCAGGTACATACGGCTTGGGATCTTGGTATTGGCGATAGTACGGCCATCTGGCTCTTCCAGACCGTGGGCCGCGAGGTCCACCTGATCGACTACATCGAGAACGCCGGCGTCGGCCTTGACTGGTACGCCAAGCAGTTGACCGACCGCGGTCACGTTTACGGCATGCACCTCGTCCCGCACGACGCGCAGGCGCGCGAGCTGGGGACGGGCAAGACCCGGCAGGAGACGCTTCAGAGCCTCGGGATCAATACGATCGTCGTGCCGCGCCATCAGGTTGATGACGGCATCAACGCCGCGAGGCTGATGCTCCCGCGCTGCTGGTTCGACGAAAAGCGTGCCGCAGCCGGACTAGCCGCATTGAAGAACTACCGCCGCGAGATGGACCCGAAGCGCAAGACGTTTCGTGATGCGCCCCTTCATGATTGGGCGAGCCACGGGAGCGACGCTTTCAGGTACCTCGCCATGGGCATTGAGCGTGTGAGCGTGAAGCACAAGCCGCTCAAATACGAAACTGCATGGATCGTTTAAGGGATCACCGCGTCATGGATTGGCACATCAAGAATGGACGCTTCGAGTTCGTCTCCCGCAAGGGCGGCAAGTTCTCAGCAAAGAAGAAGCCCAACGCCGATGCCGCGCGCCCCAAGGCCGCGCCGTCCTTTGACGCCGCTGAGCAAAAGATCCAGCCCAAGAAGTCCGGCAAGGCCTTCGGAAAGCCGCGCTGATGCCACCGCGCGGTCTACTGGTCGAGGAGGAAGATCCCAGGGTCTACGCCCCGGTCAGGCCGACCGTGCTCGAGCAGCAGATCCGCGATGGCCTGCTTCGCGCGGGTCAGCCCTTCCGCAAGGATGCCGAGGCGTCGTACCGATCGAAGCTTTCGAAGAAGGCTCGCACTGGAGACCAGTTCGAAGCCCTTCGAATGGGTCTCATGGCCTCCCAGGACTTCTTAGGAGGCGCTGCGCAGGCTGCTGGTGCCCCCATCACGTCGGCGATCTCGACGGCCATGCCGGCAGCGACAGGCGCGTGGGGTGCCGTGAGGGATACGGCTCCGGGCCGTGAGATTGAAAAGCGCGCGACGGGCATCCTTGGCGCCTGGGATACGGCCACGGGCGCGGTCTCGGATGCGACGGGCTATCCGAAGGACTACGCCTCGGAAGCCATGCTGACGGGCCTGATGGCGGCGACGCCGGCGATGGCGCGCGGTGCCGGCAAGATTGCGGACGGGGCCGAGGATCTGGCGAGACGTTACGGGTACACGTTCCGGCGCGATCCGGCGACGATAGGCATGTTTGCCGGCCCGATGGCGCTGACGGCTGACAAGGCGAAGTTGAAGCTGGCCCAGGAACTGGCTGAGGCCGGGCTGTCTCGCGACGAAATCTGGGCGCAGACGGGATGGTTTAAGGGCGTAGACGGCAAATGGCGCTTCGAGATCGACGACAGCGGCATGGCGTTCAATTTCAAAGTGCCGGAAGGTATTGAGGTGGGACGCGCAAACAGGGCCGGGCTCCTCGAGGACGTTGTCCGTCATGACAAGCTGTTTGAGGCCTACCCCCAACTGCGGCAGGCCGGCGTTCACTTGGACGGATATGGGCAGCCCAACACGGGTTCGTGGAACGGGAAGGGCATTTGGGTCGGGCCGGCCACGACTGGCTCCCGTCGGCTGTCATCTATCGCCCACGAGATCCAGCACGCCGTGCAGGACATTGAGGGCTTTGCGCCGGGGGCGAACCAAGGACTGGCCGGTCAATGGCGGCAAAGTGGTCTTTTGCAGTCAGTTGGCGAGGACCTGAAGATGGAGAAGCTTCGGCAGGCCGGCAATGTCGCCTCGCGGGCTTTGCTTGGTGAGGATGAGAAGTTCTTGAAGGCTGCGGAGGCGTGGTTTGAGGGGCTTGATGAAAGATCGCGGCCTTTTACCTTCTTTGAGCCAGGGTCTCCGCCGTACCGCGAGCATATCGCCCGCGCCTACGTGCTTTCAAAGGACCCGGAGTTCGAGAGCATCAAGCGCGCAATGGACGAGGCGCTGAAGGCAACCAGGCGAAACGACTTTGAAACGTATCGGCGTATCGCTGGCGAAGTCGAGGCGCGCAATGTGCAGCATCGCTTGGGTTTGTTGCCGACGCCGGAATATCCGCGCGCGGCGCCGTGGCTGACGCAGGACATTCCGGACGCGGAGCAGTTCCTGCCGCCGGATCGCGCTTTGCCGTGGCGGTCCATGTCTGTCCCGAAGCCGGCGAAGGCGTCGAAGTCCGCTGAGGTGTTCCCCGAGCTGTCAAAGCGTTACCCGGAGACCGCGCCGCCAGTCGAGATGTTCGACGAGGCCAAGGGGAAGACCTTTCTTGCCAAGGCCATGTCTGGCGAGGCTGAGAGGTTCAAAAGATCCCGCGACCTCGTCGTGCGAGATATGGAAAAGAATGGCTATACGCCGATGTTTGACCCGGCGAAGCGGTATGACGCAGATGCGTCTTTGTATGCGCCGCATCAGTCAACGGTCGGGCAGCGAATGAAGAAGGCGGACACTGTCGCCAAGTACGATGCTATGGCGAGGAGCCCGGAGGCCGTGGATCGGTGGATGCGCGCCTACGATACGGGCATGCAATTCGCGGATGATGCCGGCAACTGGTATCATATGGGGCAGCTTCAGGACGCATTCATAAAAGAGCTGGGCCCTGTAGAAGGCGCGCGCGCTTTCAAGGAGCGTTTTGCAGACGGCATGGCCGCGACAACCGGCGGGGCTGATCCGACTTCGAACCTGCTCATGACCCACTACGGGAACCAGTTGAAGACGTCGGGCGCCAAGTGGCCCGAGGGCGCGTACGAGATGCCGTATCCGATCGGCGGGAGGTTCGCGACCGGCAACATGGAGCAGCACAGGAAGATGCTGGGTAGCGGTGGCGCTGGCGTCACGCCTGACAATCCAAAGCGGTATAATTTCAGCGGCAATTTTCTTGGGAACCGTGGCGCCGCGACGATCGACGAGCAGGGGATGGGGCTGTTCGATCCAAAGCTTACGGTGCCACCGCCGGGCACTTACGGCCACTGGCAGGGCTCCGTTGATGATATGGCCGCAAGTCGAGGGGTGGAGCCGAGATGGTTCCAAGAGGTTGCGTGGGCTGGCAAGAAGTACACGGACACGGGCGGCAAGTTCAGGCCGAGGCCCATGATTTCCTACGTCAATGAGATGATCGAGCGGACGCGCCGGTTGACTGGCGAGACGGCTGATCAAGTATTGCGGCGGTTTATCCGAGGTGAGGGGCCGATGTATGGCGTGGCGCCTGCGGGTCTTCTTGCCCTTCCTCAAGAGGAAGACCCTCGCCAGCAATAAGGGCGTGCACGACGTGCTTCGGGAGCATTGCGTCGCCCATTTTGCCACCAATAACCGCGTCACCGCGGAAGTAGACCGTCAACTCCAGGTCGCTGACGCAGTCGTTCAGCTCGTTGAACACCGTCACGCAGTATCGCCTCGACGACATATTGGCCTCCTCTGAGGTCCCCAGAATAGGTGAACCCATGTTTTCACGCAACGAAATTGCGGCCATTCAGGTCGCAATACAGGACGCCGCACGCCTGCGTTCCGAAACGGACGCTTTGCGCGCTGAGGTCGAGGCTTTGCGCGCCGACGTGGACGCTCTGAAGGCCCGCGCCGATCGTCCCGTCCTTGGCGTCAATGGTGGCCGCAAAGCTTCCGTTCCGGGCAGCAAGTTGCCGGCGAAGGCCACCCTGAATGGTTGACACAGCAGTCGGCCAGACGATGCCCCTGGACGACGAGGACGCGATGGACCTGGCACGTCCCGATGCGCTCTCGGACGACGACATCGTCGCCCTGATCCGGATCGAGAAGTCCCAAGCGTCAAGCTACCAGAATACAACGATCACGAAGCAACGCTCCGAGGCCCTGAATTATTATATGGCCGAGCCCTACGGGGACGAGCAGGCCGAACGGTCCAAGGTCGTGACGACCGAGGTCCGCGATACGATCGAGAGCCTCCTGCCGCAGATCGTGAAGCTGTTCCTCTCCTCCGATCGCGTCGTCCGCTACGAGGCGCAGACGGTCGCCGAGGAGGAGGGTGCCGACCAGGCGACGGACCTCGCTAACCACGTCATTCACTCCGACAATGACGGCTTCATGCTGTTCTACACGTGGTTCAAGGACGCGCTTCTCCAGAAGAACGGCATCGTCAAGGTCTGGTGGGACGACCAGGTCGATGTCTGCAACGAGATCTATACGGGCCTGCTCGAGGAGGAGCTTCTCGCCCTTCTTCAGGACCGTGAGGTGGAGCCCGTCGCCTACTCGCCGAGCGAGCAGATCGAGATGCCGGCGCAGGCGCCCGGACAGCCGCCTCAGCCCGTGCCCCTTTACGACGTCGAGGTGCGCCGCACGAAGCGCAATGGTCGCGTGCGTGTCGAGTGCGTGCCTCCCGAGGAATTCCTCATCAGCCTGAAGGCGGCGAACATCAAGAAGGCGCGCTTCGTCGCGCACAAGACTTTGCGCACCATCTCCGAGCTGATCGAGATGGGCATCCCGAAGGACGCGGTCTGGGACCTCGGCGGCGAGACGACGGATGGTGACGTCACGGACGAGCGTTATGTCCGCTTCCAGTACGACGGCGGCAATCTGCCCGACAGCGAGAACGTCCAGCACGCTCTGCGCAAGGTCTGGGTAAGTGAATGTTATTACCTCGTCGATACGGACGGCGACGGCATTGCCGAGCGGTGGAAGTTCCTCCTCGCCGGCGCGAACGACAAGATGCTGATGAAGGAGCGGTGGGAGGGCGACTGGCCCTTCGAGAGCATCACGCCGATCCCGATGTCTCACAAGTTCTTTGGCCTCAGCATCCACGACCTGGTGCGCGACATCCAGCGCATCAAGTCAACCCTGACGCGGCAGTTCTTGGACAACCTCTACCAGCTCAACAACAACCGCATGCTGGTTCAGGAGGGTCTGGTCAATTTCGACGACCTTCTGACCAACCGACCGGGCGGCATTGTCCGGACGAGCGCGTCGCCATCGACGGTTGCCATGCCGCTCCAGCCGCAGCCTCTGGGCGCGGTCGTGATCCCGGCGATGGAATACCTCGACAGCGTCAATGAGAAGCGCACGGGCGTCACGGCCTACAACCAGGGGCTCGACGCGAATTCGCTGAACAAGACGGCGACGGGCATCAACCTCATCAACAATGCCGCGCAGGAGCGCATGCTCCTTGTCGCGCGCATCTTCGCCGAGACCGGCGTGAAGGGCCTCTTCAGCCAGATCCTTCGCCTTCTCGTGCGCAATCAGGACAAGCCACGCGCCATCAAGCTGCGCGGCAAGTGGGTCATGATGGACCCCTCCAAGTGGAACGCGGACATGGCCGTCACGGTTGACGTGGCGCTCGGGACCTCGAACCGCATGGAGCAGATGTCGATCCTCTCTCAGATCCTCGCGGTCCAGAAGGAGGCAATCCTGGGCGGGGCGCCGATCGCGTCGTGGCCCAAGATGTACAACACGCTCGCCAAGCTGATCGAGGCGGCGGGGCTCAAGAGCGTCGAGACGTATTTCGACAATCCGGAGACCGCCAACCAGGCGCCCAAGGGTCCGTCCCCGGAAGAGATCAAGGCGAAGGCTGAGATCGAGAAGACGCAGATGCAGCTCGCGCATGAGAAGGAGCTTGAGGCCTTCCGCGCCGAGCAGGCCACGAAGAACTCGGTCCTCGACCTCGCCGCCAAGAAAATGGACATCGAGAGCCGGGAGCGGATCGCAAGCCAGAACGCGGCCTCCGACATGCTCGGCTTTATTTCCAAGACGGCAACGGCCTCGAGCGGCACGACCACGACCAGCGTCGCGTCGGGCAAGGGCGGCAAGGCCAAGCGCATCAGCGTCAAGCGCAATCCGGTCACGCAGGAGATCGAGGAGCTTATTCCCGTCTACGAGGAGGCGATGGACCGCCTCGGTGGCGGGAAGAGGATCGTCATCAAGCGCAATCCGACGACGCGCGAGATCGACGAGATCGTTCCCGTCGTGGACGAGCCGCCGAATGAGATTCTGCCGGGTCCAATGCCGGCCACACCCCCAATGAACCAGGAGTAAGACATGTCCAAGGGAGACACGTTCAGCGAGGACCTCCTCAAGCTGATCTTCAAGGGCGATGCGATCGCCAACATCGCCGACAATGCGGCCTCAAGCCCGCTGACCAGCCTTTACGTCTCCCTGCACTCGTCGAGCCCCGGCGAGACGGGGAGCCAGACCACGAACGAGGTCGCGTATACGAGCTATGCGCGCGTTGCCGTAACCCGCGGCGCCGGCTGGACCGTCTCGAACGACGCCGGCACGATCAAGGTTGTCCCGGCGGCTGCGATCGAGTTTCCGGCCTGCACGGGCGGATCGGCGACGGCGACGCATTTTGCGGTCGGCACGGCGGCATCAAGCACCGGCAAGGTCCTCTACTACGGCGAGATCGATCCCGACATCGTCATCTCGAGCGGCGTCACGCCACGCCTGACCACGGCCTCCACGATCACGGAAGACTAAGCCCATGCCCAACGCCCTCGCCAACCTCGCGCGCATGACCAGTGCCACGACTGGCACGGGCACGCTCACGCTTGGCGCCGCCGTGACCGGGTGCCTGTCCTTCGCGGATTCGGGCATCACGAACGGCCAAGTCGTCACGTACTGCATCGAGGACTACGATGTCGGCGGGGCGATCACGGGGCGCGAGGTCGGCACCGGGACCTATACGGCGTCAGGGACGACGCTCTCGCGCACGACGGTCTACAACTCGACGGCTGGCGGCACGACGAAGATCAACTGCTCCGGTCGCCAGCACGTGTTCATCACGGTCGCCAAGCAGGACATGGATGCGCGCGCGCCGGCGGAGAACGGCTTCGTCGATCGCTCCGAGAGCACGCTCGCCTTCACGGACGGAACGCGGACGCTGACCATCACGCCAACGGGCGCGAGCTTTACCTACTTCCACAATTCCACGCGCTACGTGAAGGAGGCGCAGGACAGTGTCGCCATCTCCGACACGGAGGGCATGCACTACATCTACTATGATGGCGCGACCCTGACGGCCACGACGACGTTCAGCATCTCCATCATCACGACGTTTGCCTTTGTCGCCGCCATCTACTGGGACGCCGACAACAACGTCGGGATCATTGTCTGTGACGAGCGCCATGGCAACGTCATGGACTCGACCACGCACGCCTACAACCATTTGACCTACGGCGCGCGCTACGCCTCCGGCCTTGCCATCCAGGGCCTTGATACGAGCGGCAACGGCAGTGCCGATTCTCACGTTCAATTCGGCGTCCAGTCCGGATCGTTCTGGGACGAGGACATCGAGCACACGATCACGCCCGGCTCTCCCCAGACGCTCGCCGAGCCGGCGCAGATCCCCCTCTATTACCGCTCCGGCGCCAGCCTGTGGCGGCGCATCGCGGCCACGGCCTATCCGCTCACGACCACGGGGACGGGACGCGCGGCCTACAACCTCAACACCGCCGGCACGTGGAGCCTCGCTGAGGTCGATTCGACGAAGTACGCCCTCATGCACTACTTCGCGACCGGCTCCATCAGTGCGCCCATTATCGGCATCGTCGGGCAGGCGCAGCATGCCACGCTTGCCGCTGCTCAGTCCGCAGCGAAGACGGAGCTGACCACGCTCGTCCTCGACGGCATTGCGACGCTCACGCCGGAATTTGTCCCGATCGGCACGGCCATCTTCCAGACCAGCAACTCCTACGGCAACGCCGTCAAGAGCCGCGCGCAGCCGACTGATACGGGCGCGTCCTACATTGACTGGCGGTCGGTCCGCAACTTCACGGCCTCGGCGACATCGTCCAATCCGATCTCGGACGGTGATAAGGGCGACATCACAGTCTCAGGGTCGGGGACCGTCTGGGAGATAGACGCGGGCGCTGTCGGTGCGACGGAGCTGGCGACGAGTGCCGTCACGACGGACAAGATCGCCGACAGCAACGTGACGCTCGGTAAGCTCGCGAACATTTCCGGCAACACGATCCTCGGCTCGACGACGGGCGGGGCGCCTGCGGCCTTGGGCGCGAACTCCGTCATCTCCGTCATCAACACCGGCACGAGTACGATCGACTTCGCCCGGATTGCCTCCGGCGCCCTGTCGGCCTCGACGACCAGCGTCCAGGACGGCTATTTCGGCGACGTCTATTTGCGCGACGATACCAACCAATCTCACTATTTGCGCGTGACCAACGCCAATGACCTGAGCGCAGACCGAACGCTCTCGGTCAACGTCAACAACCAAGACCGCACGCTCGAGATGTCGGGCAATTTGACGGTGAGCGGTGCCGCGACGGTCTCCGGCACCAATACGGGCGACCAGAGCCAGTTCTCGACGATTGCCGTCGCCACGCAGAGCAATGTCGTTGCCGACCAGGCGGGCGACACGCTGACCCTTGTCGCCGGCGCGAACATTGCCATTACGACGGACGCGGGCGCGGACAGCATCACGATCGCGACGACGGGCCTTCAGGCATCGGACGCAACGCTCACGGCCTTGGCGGCTTACAACACCAACGGCATCCTTACTCAGACGGCTGCCGATACGTTTGCTGGCCGCACCATTGCGGGGACGGCCAACGAGATTACCGTCACCAATGGCGATGGCGTCAGTGGCAATCCGACCCTAAGCCTGCCGGCGGCGCTGACCTTCACCGGCAAGACTATCACGGGCGGGACGCTTACAGGCATCACCGACCTTGCAGTCGCTGATGGCGGCACGGGGGCAAGTGACGCAGCGACAGCGCGAGCGAACCTAGGCCTGACGTATCGCGACAGCAGCAATATCTATCCCGACCCTGACATGTCTGTCGATGCGTTCTACACGGCGTCAGGTGGCGGGGCATTGTCCACCGTTGGCGCGGTGCTGGAACTAAACAGCAGCGCCAACACGGGCGCTGGCACACGCAGGCTGCGCATTGACAGCAACGCCGCTGACCGGACTGTTGCGACGGAATGGTTTGTCGTGACACCCTCCACGTCCTACGAGTTTAGCGTACTGGCGACGCAGCAAGGCACGCTGGATTCCACTGCCGTGGACGTTGACCTAGAAGAGGGGTCGCTAAATAACGGGTCAATTACGGCTCTAACCCCGACAATATCCTTAGTGTCGAATCGCGTGGCTGCTGATGTCACTCACGCCACGCGGGCGACTGCGGTGTTCACCACGACATCGACGGCACGGCGTGCGCGGCTGCTGTTCACGCGGCGCGCGGGGGTTGGCAATAATGCTTTGTTCGCGCGCCCCGAATTGCGCCTAGCATTTTTGCAGGATGGCACCGGAGCCGTTGAGCGGGTGGTCAACAGTAAACTGCGCGACCACGTCAGTGTTTTTGATTTTATGACAGAAGCAGAAATTGCGTCCGTCAAAGCGGGCGATTTATCGGTCGATGTCAGAGACGCCGTACAGGCCGCAGTAAATGCATCCAAAAACGTGTTTATGCCGCCAGGCACTTATCGCCTTGATTCCAAAATCACCCTTGGAATTACGGGCACGAAGCTTTACGGCGCAGGCGCTGGCGGCAATTCGCGCGCGGCTGATACTGGTGGCGGCATGCACACTGGCGTCAGCAATTCAGCAACGACTATTGTCGGGAACTTCACGACGGGTGAGGTCGTTCGCATTTCGGCGCAGGGCTGCACGTTGTCGGATATGTGCATCAGCGGCAGCACCACTTTGAACAACCGCTACGGTGAATCGTTCGACGCAACCAAGCCGGGCGTTCTCGTGGCCGGGCCGAACACTGGTGGATACGCGCCAGCCCGCCAGACGAAACTTGTAAACTTGCGGGTCATGAACCAGCCCGGCGACGGCATCTTAATGGTCAATGATGTCGTTTCTAGTCAGGTCAATGCATGCGAGGTGCAATGCGTAAAGGGTAGCGGGTTCGTTGTTGCTAGTGGTCAATATATATCCCTGACAAATCCGATTACGCAACCGGGACAGGTTACGTTCACAGACTGTGTCGCGTGCTGGACGGGCGCTCACAGTTTCCGGGTTGGCGGCGGAACTTCTGAGGTGGATAGCGGCGACATTCCTTACCGCGTTGTCAACATCAACTTTGAGGCGTTTTATAACTGCATCATCCCGGCTAACTGCCTTTACAACTCAACCAACCTGGCGAATGCGTACGTCAGCGGATACAATCACACGTTTATGAATTGTGCCTTCGACGGTCGCACCGAATATCCGTCTGTGACCCCGACGCATGCAGCAATTTATGTTGCCGGTACCAATATACAGTTTTTCAACCAGCGGCTCGTCCAGTGCACCTCTCCAGCCGTGTGGGTGCGAGGCACTTTCGGTGGCGAGACTCGCACATCAGACAACATCAATTTCGTCCAGTTGTACGCCGTCAACAGTTGGCAAGGGGCAAATTATTTTAATCCGCTGGTCGATGTGGCAAATACGGCGTCATATTCTGTCGATATTGGAAGCCCTGGGCCGTTTGAGGGCAGTCAGATAAAGGCGCTGTCTACAAGGCCAGCGGGTGTGTCGTGGCAAGAGAATCTGTTTGGGAAGCGGTGGGTTTCGGCTCCCTACAATGTGGCCGCGCCAGGGATACAGAGCGGATTTGTGTCGGCCACTGTGTTCACACTAAACGACGACCAGGCGACTTATTTTGAATTTGACGGTTCTGGCAGCCGGGGCACCATTTCCATCAGCCCGAACTCGTCCACAGGCGAAGGTCTGATTGCCGCTTTTCGCGTCGGGTCAAGCGCGTTCACAAAATCAATGGCCGTCACTGATGCTGCAAACGTCAACGTGAGTTCGTCAACAGGCAAATATGTCCCCGGAACAACAGACGGCACTGACGGCGACTTGAACATTCAGGCAGATACGGCAACAAACAGGCTTTACATTCAAAATCGGCGCGGTTCTGTCTACAATTACGGCTGCACGTTCATGAACACAGCAACCAATTCTCCCGCGAAATGCATCATTACAGGCCCGTTTCAAGAGGGGGCCGGAGCATCAACTGCGTCCGCGACAAGCAGCGCAGTGGGGACAACGATATAATCGAAGGACTGCACGTCATGTCAAAAGGCAACACTTTTGAAACGTCAATTTTAAACCTGATATTCAAGGGCACGGCCATCACAAGCCTTGCGGACAATGCAGCCAGCAGTCCTGCGACGAATTTGTGGGTCGCACTTCACACGGCTGACCCGGGCGAGGCGGGAACGCAAACCACCAGCGAGGCGACGTATAACGGATATGCAAGGGTCGCAGTTGCGCGCGGGGCCGGGTGGACAGTGTCAGGAAACAGCGTATCGCCCGCCGCAAATATCGACTTCCCGGCGAACTCAGGCTCAAGCCAGACGCTGACGCATTTTAGCGTTAGTACCGCGTCGAGCGGAGGCGCGACAATTTTATATTACGGCGCAATCAGCCCGAACATTGTCGCAAACACAGGACTTACACCGCGCCTGACAACGGCAACGGCAATCACGGAGGATTGAGCGCGATGCATGACATCGTCCGCATCCTCTCCGACGACTGGCACACCTTCAACACAACTGCCACCGTCGAACACTGGAACCCCGTCCCCGGCTCAAGCCAGGTGTGGCTTCGGGCAGACGACGGCACCCGCATTGTCGTCGCACGGGGTGAGGTGGAGCGGGTGACGGACTAGCGTAGTTGAATCATTTAGTGCTGACAGGCTGAAGGGGGAGGGACGATCATGCTCGGCTTCTATTCCCTCGGCCAGCACGCGATTGCGACGCTTTCCGACGAGAAGGATGGCGCGATCGAGGCCGTCTTTACGTCTACCGGATCCGCGTCGGCATCTGCGTCGTCCCTGGCTGACGCCTCTGGTGTCGCGACATCCATCGGCTTGGGCGCGGCATCTGCCGTCGGCAATTCTACCGCGGACAGTGTCGCGACTAGCGCCGGCACGGCATCTGCCGCGGCGACGTATGCCGCCGATGGCGAGGGGGTCGGTCTCTCGGCTGGCACGGCCACCGCAAGCGGCGTAGGCGCCTCGACCTTTGATTCCGTCGCGTCGGCTGCGGGCATCGCGACGGCCCTGGCATCCTATCTCACGGACGCGGATGGTGTCGGCGCATCTGCCGGCGTTGGCGCCGCCCTGGGCGTCACGCAGGCCGTCTCGTCCTCTGTCGGTGTGTCTCAGGGCCTCTCGACTGCCGCTGCCGTCTCTGCCCCTCTAGCGGATGCTGCGGGCCTGTCCATCGGCTCGGGCGCCGCGTCTGGTGTGGCGTCGGTTACGCTCGAGAGCGTCGCGACGTCCTCCGGCTCGTCCACGGCGACGGGCTTCGGGCCGCGCGGGGCGGGCGGGTTCTACGGCGACGAGGGCAAGCGTCGCAAGAAGAAGATCATCCCTTACCTTGAACCAAGGGACGCCCGCAGGAAACGGTCTCCCCGGTCCGGCCTCGCGGGTGCGGCGGGTGAGCGGGCTGCGCCTCCGGCCAGGCTCCCCGCCGACCAGATCGCGAAGGCTCTGCGCGAGGGTGCGAAGCAGCCCCTGCCGGGCCTAACGGGCTTCCTGCGTGAGGCGCCCGTCCAGAACACGGCCTGGTGGGATCAGATCTCGCGCGTCAACGAGGCCCTCGCCGCGTCCTATGAGCGGCAGCGTGAACTCGAGGCCCTGCAAGAGGCGCGCGAGCGCGAGGAGCGGGCGCGACGCGAGGCGGAGGAGTGGCTGATCGAGGCCGTGCAGCGTGTCGCGCGCGATCGGGCTGACGAGATCGTGCCGAAAGCCGAGAAGCTCTTTGAGGCCTTCCACAAAGCGCGCCAGGAGCGTGAGCGTGAGGAGGAGAAGTTACTGATGATGGCGGCAATGGAGTTGCTCGATTGACGACAAGAGACGACGAGGTCCGCGCGGGCCGGGACGCGCAATACCTCTTGGATCATCCGATCTTTCAGGAGGCCTTCTCTAGCGTGAGGAGCGGCATCCGCACGGAATGGGAGCGATCGCCGGCGCGCGACGCTGAGGGGAGGGAGAAGCTTTGGCTCATGCTGAAGCTTGTCGATCGCATCGAGGCGCATGTGCGCTCGGTCGCGGAAACGGGGGAACTGGCAGGGCGCATGCTCGAGGAGGAGCGTCGCCGCACTATCTTTGGAGGTTATGAATGAGCAATCCGAACATGCCCGAAACGGGCGAAGACCTGACGTCCGTGACGTCGAAGCTTTCCAACCTGATGGCGACGCCCGAGGGCGACGACGTCGAGGAGAGCGAAGAGATTTCCTCGGAGGATGTCCCCTCTGAGGATGACGCACCCCAAGACGGGGCCAGCGAAGAGAACGAAGGCGAAGCCGAACCGGAGACCCCGGCCATCGACGCGCCCAGTTCATGGGACAGTACAGCGAAGGAGCGTTTCAAGGCCCTTCCGCCTGATTTGCAGGAGTATATCTCCACACGCGAGCAGGAACGGGAGCGGGTCACGAACACGCGCCTTCAGGAGTTCGCGCAGGCGCGATCTGTCATCGAGCAGGAACACGCCATCGCGGCTCAAATGCGCAACGAGTACGAGCAGAGGCTCCATACTCTTGTGCGACATCTCGAGACGACGATCCCCGAGGAGTTCAAGGGCATTACGTCCGAGGCCGATCTTGTCAGGCTTGCAGATACCAATCCGGCCCTCGTCACCAAGTTCAACGCTTGGCGCGCGCAACTGGGACGGATCAATGAGGAAGCTCTGCGACTTGAACATGAGAAGGCCCAGGAGCAGGCCCGTAACCGCGCTTCCATCCTGCAAAGCGAATTCACCGCCATTTCCCAGAAGTGGCCCGAGTTCGCGGACGATGTGAAGGGCAAGGAGATCAGGTCAGAGATTACTGCGTATGCGCGTGAGCTTGGCTTCTCGGACGACGAGATCTCCAGCCTCGCGGACCATCGCCTTGTTCTTGTCCTGAGAGACGCCCTCGCCGGCAGACGATCGGCGCAGGCTGCGCAAACGGCAAAGCAGAAGGTGGCCGCGAAACCATTGCCCAAGGTCGTAAGGCCCGGATCTGGCGTGGAGGCTGGCAAGGTCGGTGTCGATCGGCAGCAGGCGCGGCGTGCAGCGCGAAGCGGAGATCTCTCGCAGATCACGCGATCCCTTGAACGCATGCTTTCTTCGTAAAGGAATTACATCATGACAATACCTACCGATTCACTTGTCTCCTACTCCACAATCGGGGTCAGGGAAGACCTCAAAGACTTCATCGCCAACATCTCGCCGAAGGACACGCCCTTCACCAACCGCGCCGGCAAGACCAAGGCCTCGAACACCTTCTTCGAGTGGCTGACGGATAGCCTTGTCGATGCGGCTGCAAATGCGCAGCTTGAAGGCGACGACTACGCGGCGACCGCCATTGCGCAGCCCACGCGCCTTGGCAATCGCTGCCAGATCTCGTCGAAGGCCTTCACCATTTCGGGAACCGCCGACGTCGTCAACAAGGCGGGCCGCAACACCGAAATGGCGTATCAGCTCGCCAAGAAGACCATGGAGCTGAAGCGCGACATGGAGTTCATTGTCACGCAGAACCAGGCGTCGGCGACCGGCAACTCGACAACGGCCCGCACCACGGGCTCGCTCGAGGCGCAGATCACGACCAACACGAGCATCAACGGTGACACGGGCGGCGGCTATTCTGCCTCGAACTGGGTCGCGATCTCGGACGGCACGCAGCGTCCCTTCACAGAGAGCCTGCTGAAGGATGTCTGCCAGAAGGTGTTCACCTCTGGCGGTGATCCGGACGTGCTGATGGTTGGGCCTGCGCAGAAGCAGGTTGTCAGCGGCTTCACCGGCAACGCCACGCGCATGGACAAGTCGGAAGATCAGAAGCTCTACACGGCAATCGACGTCTACGTCAGCGATTTTGGGGAGTTCAAGGTCATCCCGAACCGCTTCCAGCGCAACCGCACGGCCTTCCTGCTTCAGATGGACATGTGGCAGATCGCGTATTTGCGTCCCATCGAAGTGCATGACCTCGCCAAGACCGGTGACGCCATGAAGAAGCTGCTCACGGTTGAGTACGGCCTACTCGGCAAGAACCAGGCGTCAAGCGGCGTCATCCGCTCGCTGACCTGATAGGAGCACAACACATGGGTGTTCATATCAATCAGGATGATGACGGCTACATGGGCCTGCGTGGTACAGACCAGGACGATGGCGCCTTCATCTTTGCGAGCGCAGAGTACGACCCAAACAGCGTGGACAAGGCCTTCTTCGTGGCTCCGCGCGCCGTGCGCGTCGTCGGCATCACCCTTCGGGTGACGGTCGCCGGCACGAACGGGTCTGCGGTCACGGTCATGGTCGAGAAGGTCCCCTCGGGGACCGCGATCGGCTCGGGCACGGACCTCATGACGGGCACGCTGAACCTCAAGGGCACAGCCAACACCAACCAGACGGGGACCTTGTCCACGACGGCTGGTGCGCTGAGCCTCGCGAAGGGCAACGCGCTCGCGCTCGACTTTACGGGCACGCTGACGGACGCGACGGGTGTCGTGACCGTCGCCATGTGCCCCCTCTAAGCAGAAAAGGGTCGCGCGGTCTTGATCAGCCGCGCGGCCCATCACCCATCGGAGAACGACCTCATGAAGTCGAATTTGGAATACATGGTGCCGGGGACGTACAGCAAGCAGGTCACATCCGCGGGCACGACAGCGAACACAACGCTTCCGAACGATTCAAGCGTCCCGGCCCCTGCGAGCGTCACGGGATCGATTGCGACAACGGGCGGCGGAACGCTCACGGTCACGGCGATCGGCAGCGGCTCCCTCGCCCCCGGCCTCGTCCTGTCCGGATCTGGCGTGACGGTGGGGACGACGATCGTCTCCCAGATCACGGGCGCCTTGGGCGGGACCGGGACCTACCTCGTCTCGGAGAGCCAGACGGCGTCTTCGACGACGATCACGGCGACGGCGGCAGACAAGCCGGCGAAATACGTGCGGGTCGTTTCGCCCGGCAACGTCTACGTCAAGCTGGGCGGTGCGTCGGTCGCGGCGACGGCGAATGATTTCATGCTGGCCGCGAACGAGGCGGTTGTCCTCTTCACGGGCGGCAACACGCATATCGCCTACTTGCAGGAGACTGCCGGCGCGAAAGTCAACATCACGGCCTTGGAGGTGGGCTGATGTCGGACAACAAGTTCCTCACGCTCGACGACGGCGCCGAGACTGGCATCCGCGAGGAGATCAAGTTCGACTGGCTTGACGGCACGGCGACGCAGCGCACGACCTTTCTGCCGTCCTCTGGCACGTGGGACATCCTCGACCAGAACCGCGCCTTCCAGAATTCTCACGACGGCTACACGCCCTCGCGGGACATGCAGCACGTCGCGAGCATCCCGATGAGCGTGGTCGTGCTTTGGACGCAGAAATACGGCGTGGACCCGACGCAGAAGGGCAACGAGCACCTCCTCGCGCGCCTTCTCAACGACCCTGAGTGGCAGTGGCTGCGCACGGGTCGCGGTCATCTCAAATTCGTGGAGTAAGCGATGTCCCTGGCGAACCTTGCCGACCTTCAGGCCGCAATCGCCGACTTCGGCACGGGTCGCACGGACCTCACGACGAGTGTCATCAACACCTTCATCACGCTCGCCGAGAGCGACATCCAGAACGGGTCCTTTGACCAGGCGGGTGCCCAGGTTGTGCGCCCCCTGCGCGTGCGCTCGATGGAGACGCGCCTCAACCTGACCCTGACGGGCGAGTTTACGGCCCTGCCTTCGGACTACCTCGAGATGCGTGAGGTAAGGTGGTCGAACCAGACGGGCAAGCCGCCCCTCAAGTGGGTCTCGCCGGAGGCCTTCGACAGCATCTACTCGGCGGGCGATTCCGGCCCGGCGACGAGCTGGAGCGTGGTCGGGAGCGAGATCCGCGTCGGCCCCGGCGCCTCGGCGAGCGACATCCTCGCCTTGATCTATTACGCGAAGGTGCCAGGCCTCGTTGCGAACAACACGAACTGGCTCCTGACGGCCTACCCGAATGTCTACCTCTACGGCTCCCTGCGCCACCTCGCGCCCTATATCGGCGCGATGGAGATGCTTGGCGTATGGCAGTCGGCCTATGTCGCCGCCATTGCCGGCCTGACGCGCTCGGAGGAGCGTGGATCGTATAGCGGGACGTCCCTGGGCGTTCGCTCCATCGGCATGACGATGACGTGAGGTTGCGCCCATGATGCCCTTCGGTGAGTACATCCCCGACAGCCCCGCCAACGAGACGGCGGTTGTGGGGGGAAAAAACCTCATCCCGCGCGCGGACGGGACCTACGGCCCTGTCGCGGCCTTCTCGCCGACGATCGCCACCATCAACGCGCGCTGCCAGGGGGCGACCTTCGCGATCGACAATGACGCCAATGTGTCTGCCTTCGCGGGCAACGCCACGAAGCTCTATCGCCTCGGCGGTGGATCTGCGTCGTGGTCGGACGTCTCCAAGGCGACGGGCTACGCGACGGATGCGTCTGACCACTGGGAGTTCACGCAATTCGGCAAGCGGCTGATTGCGAGCAACTTCTCGAACCCGATCCAGACCTATACGCTCGGCGTCTCGACGCAGTTCGCGGACCTCTCCGCGGACGCGCCGCGTGCGCGCCATATTGCCGTCGTCAACCGCTTCCTGATGGCCGGCAACACCTACGACGCCGTAGACGGCAACCAGCCGCAGCGCCTGTGGTGGTCGGCGATCGATGACCCGACGAGCTGGCCCACGCCGGCGACGTCGGCTGCGGCTGCGGTCCAGAGCGGCTTTCAGACCCTCTTCGGCAATGCGGGCTGGGTGCAGGGCATCGCCCCGCGCGTCGGATCGCTTGACGCCATTATCGTCCTCGAGCGCGGCCTCATCCGCTGCCAGTATATCGGCTTGCCCGACGTCTTCGCCCTCCAGCCTTTGGAAGGCGGTCGTGGCTGTCCGGCGCCTCAGAGCATCACGCCCTTCGGTGGCCTCCTCTACTACCTCGGCGAGGACGGCTTCTATGCCTGCGACGGCTCGCAGTCGATCCCGATCGGCGCCGGCAAGGTGGACAAGACCTTCTGGGGCGACGTCAACCAGACGTACCTCAACCGCGTCAATGGCGTCTACGACGCCTTCAACCATTTGTGGCTGGTCGGCTACCCGTCGAACTCCAGCCAGAGCGGCGACATCGACCGCGTCATTGCCTTCAACACGGTGACACGTCGCTGGGCGCCGCCCTGGGAGGTGAGCATCACGAACCTCACGAAGCTCGGTTCTGTGGGTTATACGCTCGAGCAGCTTGACGCCTTCGGGACGCTCGATAGCCTCCCCGCATCATTGGACAGCCGCGTTTGGGGCGGCGAAGGGAAGCCCGTCCTTTCCGCTTTCAATACCTCACACGCCCTTGGCTATTTCACTGGTGAGAACACGGAAGCCGAGATTGAGACGGGCGACGTTGACGGCAACGGGCAGAGGTTCCTCTCGCGAGGCATCCGGCCCGTTGCCAACGGCACGTGCGACATGACGTGTCGGGTCGGGTATCGCGACTGCAAGGGCCAGCCTGTTGTCTATACGCCCTTCGTCGCGCGCAATCGCCACGGCGTCGCGCCCATCCGCGTCAACAGCCGATACGCGCGCGCCTCGATCCGGGTTGCGCAGGGTGGCACATGGCAACAGTTGCAAGGTTTCGAGTTCGACCAAGTCGCGACTGGAAATATGTGATGGCGATCCGCGCACCCCGGCAGACCGCCGGCAACATGAACGAGTGGGTTAAGGATACCGCCGACATCATCACGGCCATGCAGCGCGGTCGATCGAATGCGAGCGGCACGCTGACCCTTGCGGCGAATGCGGCCTCGACGACGCTGACCGATGCGCGCATCGCCGCTGACAGCGCCGTCGTCCTCATCCCCGCGACGGCCAACGCCGCGGCTGAGATCGGGGCGGGGACGCTCTACGTAAGTGAGACGGGCCGCGTGAACGGGTCCGTTGTCATCTCGCACGCCAACAACGCGCAGACGGATCGCACCTACAGATACGCCATTATCGGCTAGGAGACATTTTCATGAGCAAGAGCGCCGGTGCCCCGACAACGGGCGGACCGAAGAGCGGCTTCACGCCCTATCCCGCTCAGGGCTTCGACATCGTCCCGCCCCAGAATTACTGGGAGGGCGGCAACTTCATGATGCCTGGCGTGAGCCAGTCTCCCATGATGACCTCGAACCTCATGCAGCGCAGCCCCGCGCTCGCGCCCTTCATTGAGATGCGCAGCCCTCCAGACAGTGGCGTCCGCATCCCGTCGCGTGTCGGCGCCCTCGCGGAGATCCTGCGCGGGCCGGAGCGTGATGGCGAGCAAAGACCGACGAGCCAGCTCTCGCGCCTCCTTCAGATGAAAGGCTAGCCCATGCTCAACGAGCAACCGATCGCCTCCGCAGACACGGATGACGCTCACGCTGGACAGGCGCCGATCGTCGAGATCGTCCCCGTCCACCCCGACAAGGTCAACCTCATCTGGGACCGCGTCGCGCCGTGGCTTGAGAGGTCGATGGAGCATGGTTCGCGCCTCTATTCGACCGAGGACATCCTCGCCTGCATCATGCGCACGGAGTTCGTCCTCTTCGTGGCCGTGCGCGATGAGCGCCTCATCGGCATGACGATCTCGAGCATGGACGACTACCCGCAGCAGCGTGTCGTGACGGTGCGCTGGGCCGGTGGCGAGCCGGGCGAGGGTCGGGACTGGCTTCATGACATGATCGACACGCTCAAGGCGTGGGGCGCGCGCAGCGGCGCGACACTTCTTGCCGGCGCCGGTCGAAGGGGCTGGCTAAGGGGGTACGGTTTCCGCGAGAGCGGCTGTCTTTTCGAGCAGGGAATTGAGCAATGAGCAAGGGCGGCGGCAAGACGACGACGGTACAATCAAACGATCCGTGGAAGGAGGCGCAGCCCTTCCTGAAGCAGGGCATGAGCGACCTCGCCTCGTGGTATTCAAGCCCGTACGGGCGTAATCCCTTCCCAGGCTCAACGGTCGTCCCTTTCCATCCCCTGACCGAGCAGAGCCTCGGCATGGTCGCGAACCGCGCCATCTCCGGCTCTCCGTTGACGCAGGCCGCGCAGGCGCAGAACATCGCAACGCAGCGCGGGGATTATCTCAACCCCGAGAGCAACCCGTTTCTCTCGAAGAGCTTCGACCTCGCCGCCGGCAAGGTGCGCGGCGCGCTCGACAGCCAATTCAACCAATCCGGCTCCTACGGCTCGTCGCTTCATCAGGGCGCGATGACCGAGCAGATGGGCGACCTCGCGACGAAGATGTACGGCGGGCAGTACGACGCCGAGCGCAATCGCCAGATCCAGGCGACGCTTTTTGCGCCCAACCTCGCGCAGCAGGACTATTTCGACGCGAGCCAGTTGGCGGCTGTTGGCGACGCCTACCAGCAGCAGGCGGGCAACTACACGAAGGAGGCCCTCGACCGCTGGAATTTCTACCAGAACGCGCCCTATCAACGCCTCCAGAACTATTTCGGCGTCCTCAACCCGACGGCTTCGCCCTACGGGACGCAGAGCAGCACCTCGAAGGAGGGCGGGGGAAGCGCCCTGTCCAACATCATCGGCACTGCCGCGTCGATCGCGAGCCTGCCGATCTGGTCGGACAGAGACGCCAAGACGGACATCGTGCCAACCAATGATGACGACCTGATCGCCGCGGCGAGCGCCGTCCCCGGATACGCCTACACCTACAAGACGATCGACGGGGACAGGATCGGTCCGATGGCGGATGAGTTCGCTGCGCAATACGGCGGCAGCGACAAAATGATCCCGATGCCCGTGATGCTGGGCGTCATGTGGTCAACGATGAGCGCCATGGCGCGTCGTATTCGTCAGCTCGAGAACGGAGAGTAAGATGTTCAACTTCAGCGCCGGAAAACCTCTATTCGACAGCTTCATGGGGCAAGCCACCATGAAGGACCCCAAGAACCCGTGGGCCTTCAAGGGCCTCATGGAGAGCCCCCTCATGCGCTTTGGCCTCGGCATGCTCGAGCGCGGCGGCGGCAAGGGCTCCACGCTCCAGCACGTCGCTGGCGCCCTCGGCTCCGTTCAGGATCAGGCCGACAACGACGAGATGCGCGCCTATCGCCAGCAGCAACTCGACGCGATGAAGCGGCAGAACGAGTGGGCGATGAGCCAGCTCAAGAGCTTTCAGGACCCGAACGGCTTTTACAACGGCGGCATGGGACAAGGCGCCATGCAGCCCCCGCCGATGGCGCCGGGTGGTGGCCCCCAGGTCATGATGCCTCAATCTCGTTTCCGGCAGGGACCGCGCTACTGACATGAACCCTTTTTCCGCCCTCTCCCTTCCCGCCGTCCCGCCCAAGGCTGAAGAGCCGAAGGACGACGGCTTTCTCAGCAAGGTCATGAAAGATCCGTGGTTCCGCTTCGGCATGGCGATGCTGGAGCAGGGCGGCGGGTCCGGAACGACGGGACAGCACATCTCTCGCGCCGTCGCCTCCGTTCAGGACCAGGAAGATCGCGACGAGATGCGCCAGCAGCGCCGCGCCGAACTCGCGCGCATGCAAAACATGCAGCAGATGGGCGGGCAGATGCTTCAGGGCATCATGGGACCGCAAAGCTTGCCCACGGGACAGCAAGGCGGCCCTCCCATGGGCGCACCTCCAGCGGCCATGATGGCCCCGCCCACGCCAGCCGCGCCCATGACGCCGCCGCCCGTCGCCGACATGATCGCGCCGCGCCAAGGCCGTGCACCCGGCTTTCGCGTCCCCTCCCAGTACGAGCCGATGATCCGCCGCGCCGCCGAGATGTACGGCGTCCCCTATGATCTGCTCGCGGCGCAGGCCCAGCACGAGAGCGCCAACACGTGGGACCCCAACGTGAAGGGGACCTCGGGCGAGATCGGCATCCCTCAGTTCATGCCGGCGACGGCGCGGGAGTACGGACTGATCGACGACAGGGGCGATCGGCGCAATGATCCGGAGGCGTCCTTCAACGCCCAGGCGCGCTTTATGAGCGACCTCAAGCGCCGCACGGGCAACTGGCGCGACGCTCTCCACCGCTACAACGCCTCGCCCGGCAATCCGGCTGGTCAGCGTTACGCGCGCACGGTCCTCAATCTCGCCGGCTGGGACGGTGAGGAGGCTCCACAATCTGGCGGGCAGGCTCCGCAGGCCCCGCAGCCAATGCCGCAAAGCTCCCCTTCGGGACAGCAGGCCGCACCTGCGCAGACGCCATCCTTCCCCTCCGGTCTCCAGCCCATCTCCCCCGACCTTCATCGCATGTTTCTCATGCAGGCCTATGCCGAGGGTGGTGGCGATCCCATGCGGACGGTGCAGTCCTATTACCGCCTCGCCAACCAGTACCAGATCACGCAGGCAGCGCAGCGCGATCGGCAGACGGACGCTCTCAGCCTCGAGGTCCAGAAGGACATCTTGGCGCGCAATCGCGAGATCGAGGCCGATGCGCGTCGGCGTGCGGGCGACCAGCAGAAGCTTCAAGATGAGATCGGCGCTGCGGACAACAAGAAGTTCCAAGAGGAGCTAGGCAAGCAGTTCGCCGACA